GCAGCTACAAATGCTGTTAACTTAGTTGACATTGGAACTGATGCAGACACAGATGGTTTCGTAGACGGAATTACTGCTGCTGTTAACTCAACTGGTTTCAAAGGATTTTTCCCTTGCAACGGTGTATTAGGAATGTCAGGCGGAGCAACTACTGCTTCTACTGCAACTCCTGATGAAGTTGAAGTTGTATTAGGCGGTGATCCAGGAGCAACTGGTGCTACAATCGTGATGAAATTCATCGGCGTAGCAAGTTCTTCAGACGCTAGCTAATAATTAATTATGGAGCTCCTTCGGGAGCTCCTAAAATTTAGGAGAATAACATGGCAAGTAAAGGCGATATACAAGCAACAAGATCAACAGCAGCTGCAGGTGCAACAGCAATTATTGCTGCACCAGTTAGATTAAGAGGTATTATAATTGCTTCTGATGCAGTAGGAGCAGGAGTTTTAGAATTAACTACAACTTCTAATTCAGGTACAACTTTATTTATTGGGGATGTTCCAAGTGGAGATGTAATTAATTTTTCATTTCCTGAAGATGGAATTTTATTTCCAAAAGGAATTTATTGTAAAACTAAAACTAATGTTGCTGCTTATACATTATTGACAGATAAGTATTCTGGACCAAGTTTAACAGCGTAGGAGGCTTAAATGGCTAATACTACTTCTGGAACATATACTTTCGATAAAAATTTTTCTATTGATGAAATCATAGAAGAAGCATACGAAAGAATTGGTATGCAACCCACTGCTGGTAATCAAATGAGAATTGCCAGACGTAGTTTAAATATTATGTTTCAAGAATGGGGAAACAGAGGTCTTCATTATTGGGAAGTAGGAAACTCATCTTTTACATTAGTTGACAGTCAAGCAACTTACACAACTTACAGATCAACGTCTGATGGTACTTCTGATGCAACTGCAATTTATGGTGTATCAGATATTTTAGAAGCTGTTTATAGAAATGCTTCTTCGGTAGATACTTCACTTACAAAAATTGATAGATCAACATATCAAGCAATTCCAAATAAAACTTCAGAAGGCGTACCTTCACAATATTTTGTTCAAAGGTTCGTGGACAAAATTACGATGACTTTGTATCAAACACCAGGGTCTAGTGAAGCAGGCAACTTTGTAAATTTTTATTACATTAAAAGAATTCAAGATGTTGGAAACTATACAAATGCAACGGATTTACCTTTTAGATTTGTTCCTTGTATGGCATCTGGATTAGCATTTTATTTATCACAAAAGTTTAAGCCTGAATTAACACAACAAGTAAAATTATTTTATGAAGATGAATTAGCTAGAGCTTTAGCTGAAGATGGATCACCATCAAGTTCAATCATAACACCAAAGGCTTACTATCCAAATGTCTAAATTTGCAAGAGGAAAATATGCACAATTTATATCAGACCGTTCTGGTCAAGCATTTCCATATAAAGAAATGGTTACAGAATGGAATGGTTTAAAAGTTCATTTTTCTGAATATGAACCAAAGCAACCACAATTAGATCCAAGACCACCAGGAGGAGATCCACAAGGATTACAACAAGCAAGACCTGATAGAACAGAACCGCCTGTTACTGTTTTATTACCAGATAATCCATTTACAACATATCAAGCTGGATCAAGTATTATAAATATTTTTGCCCCTGGTCACGGTTTAACAAATGGTAGTACATATAGATTTAGAGGAGCAACAACTGCAACAGCAGCTTATAATGATCCTCAAAGTTTTGATGGTATAACAGGTTCAAACATTGCATATTCTTCAGGGTATGCTATTACTACAGGATTGTATAAAGATGGTGGTAGAGTTAGTTCTGATTATGCAACAGAAAATTATTTTTACTTTACTGTAAACACAGATACGGCTACATTAGGAAATGTATCAGGAGGAGGAAGTGGTTGTTCCGTTGGACCAATTACTATTAGCAGCTAATGGCAGGATTTACATACGCAACATTAACAACAGCAATTCAAAACTACACAGAAGTAGATAGTAATGTTTTAACTTCTACAATTACAGATCAATTTATTGAAAACTCTGAACTTAGAATTTTAAGAGATGTACCTATTGATGCATATAAAAAACAATCAACAGGTAATTTAGTTACAGGTCAAAGTACAATTAACGTACCAGCTAAAACTTTATTTGTTAAAGGTGTACAAGTTTATGATTCGACTTCTTTATCAACAGGATCAAATCAATGGTTAGAAAAGAAGGACGAAAGTTATTTACAAGAATATATTCCTGCAGAAACTTCTACAGGTATGCCAAAATATTATGCTATGTTTGGAGGAGCAACAGGTGTAACTGATACTACTTCAGGAAGATTATATTTAGCTCCTGTACCTGATAATACTTATGTTTTTAAGATACATTATGAAGCAATTCCCGATGGTTTATCTAGTGGAAATACTACAACTTACATAAGTCAATACTTTGGAAATGGCTTACTTTATGCTTGTTTAGTAGAAGCTTATGGATATTTAAAAGGTCCAATGGATATGTTGACACTTTATGAAAATAAGTATAAAGAAGAAGTACAGAAGTTCGCTTCTGAACAATTAGGTAGACGTAAAAGAGACGACTACACTGATGGTACGGTTAGAATTCCTATTCCGTCTCCATCACCTTAATAGGAGTTATTTATGGCAATTAGTTCGGCAATATGTACAAGTTTCAAACAAGAAATTTTAGTTGGTACGCACAACTTTACTGCGTCTACAGGTGATACTTTTAAAATTGCACTTTACACAAGTTCAGCAACTTTAGGTGCAGCTACAACTGCTTATTCAGTAACAAATGAAATTACAAATGATGCAGGTTCAGCTTATTCAGCTGGTGGAAATACTTTAACAAGTGTAACACCAACAACTTCTGGAACAACTGCATTTTGCGATTTTGCTGACACTTCATGGTCATCTGCAACTTTCACTGCAAACGGTGCATTGATTTACAATTCTTCAAAATCAGACAAAGCTGTTTGTGCAATCGCATTTGGTGGCGATAAAACTGCAACTAACGGAACTTTCACAATTCAATTCCCAACAGCAGACGCATCTAACGCAATTATCAGAATAGCATAGGAGGTAAGACATGGCTGACGTTACAGTAAACGTAACGGGTCTACAGGCCATCGTTAATCCAACTGTTTGGAACGCTCCAAGAATTAATTGGGGTGAAGGCACTTGGAATGTTGGCGGATCGGTTGATCAAAATATTTTACAAGGCTGGGGCCACGTTAATTGGGGTCAAGCTGATTGGGGAGACTCAGATACTTACGACACAGGTTGGGGAAGATTTACTTGGGGCTCAGAAGTTTGGGGCGGTACAAATAATATCGTTGTCAATGTTTCTGGTATCGAATCATCTACAGCATTAGGAACTATTTTAACATTTGCAAACGCAGATGTATTGCCTACAGGAATTGAATCTACATTTAGTATTGGTACTGTCACATTATCTGGAACTGCAGATATTGCAATTACAGGAATTGAAGCAACTTCATCATTAGGTACAGCTACAACAACAGCAGATTCTAATTTTGAATTAACAGGTTTAGAATCTACTTCAGCATTAGGAACAATAACAACATTAGCAAATGCAGATGTTGCTCCTACAGGTTTAGAAGCTACAACTTCTTTAGGAACAGTTGTATTACCAAATGAAACAGTATTAATTTCTGGTATTTCAGCTACTGTTTCTTTAGGAACATCTGTAATTGAATCAGGAGTAGTTGTTGCGGTTACTGGAATCGAAGCTACAGTATCTCAAGGTACTGCAATAGCTCCAAATGAAGATGTATCTTTAATAGGTTTATCTGCTACAGTTAGTTTAGGTTCTGAAACAGTTACAGCAAATGCTGATGTTCCATTAACAGGTTTATTAGCTACATCTAGTATTGGTTCTGTTCAGGTTGATGATGTTATTGGATTAACAGGATTATCAGCTACAACTAATATAGGTTCAGTAAGTATAGATGATCAGGTAATTGGACTAACAGGTTTATCTGCTACAGTTAGCCTTACAAATCCGTTTATTATACACTATCAAGATGTTGACACAGGTTCAAATACATCATATAGTGGCGTCTCAACGGGTTCGAATACTTCATATTCGAATGTTGCAACTGGATCAAATACGAGTTATAACGATGTAGCAGCATAGGAGATTTATGGCATCAACATATAATGAGCTTGGTATAGAATTAATGGCCACTGGCGAAAACGCTGGGACCTGGGGTACTAAGACAAATACAAATTTAGATATTATTCAACAAGCCGTTGCAGGTTATGTTGCGCAAGCAGTAACTGATAGCGGAACAACAGCATTAACAATTACAGACGGATCAACTAGCACATCTGTTGCTAGACACATGGTTATTAAATTAACTGGTGCATTAACAGGTACATCAACTGTTACGGTTCCTGATTCAGTAGAAAAATTATACATTGTAGAAAATGCTACAACAGGTTCACAAACAGTAACTTTTAAAACAGTATCTGGAACAGGTGTTAACTTTACTTCAACAGGATATAAATTTTTATTTTCTGATGGAACAAACATTAATGAAATTACATTAGCATCACCTCCAGGTGGTTCTGATACACAAATTCAATTTAACTCTGGTGGAACTGCATTTGGTGGTTCTGCTAATTTAGTTTGGGATGGAACAAACGTAGTATTAGGTGCAACAGGTGCATTAAGATTAGGTGATACAACTGGCGGTGAATACGTTGGTTTAAAATCACCAGGAACAGTTCCAGCTTCATACACATTAACTTTACCAACAGCAACAGCTGTAAATGAAGTTAGTGTTACTAACGCAGCAGCTTCTGTTGCTCCAGAAATTTCTGCAACAGGTGATGATACTGACATAGATTTAAAATTAACTCCAAAAGGTACAGGAAAATAAAATTTAGAT